ATGAAGGGGCGTCGCAGTAATATGCCCAGTTCTTTCAATAACCTTATTCGAAGTGAGATAGTTTTAGCAATAAACACAGGGTCTAATGAGTTAGTCGTTAAGGAGTGTGCTGAAGACGCTGTTTTAAAACAGTTAACTATCCACAATTTGCCGCAGAATGCATTTGCGTTTGAACTTGATCACAAGCCCGCAGCCGCACTGAAGCGACAGTATAATCGAGCTTTTGATCAACTTTCTTGTCTTATACAAGGAGGGCATGCAAACGCGAATAAAAAATGTGATCTGATACTAATTGTAGAAGAACAGGGCTCGTACCATGCGATCATTGCTGATTTGAAATCTACATCTCCTGATCGGGCTGACTGTAAAAGGCAGCTGCGTAATTCTGAACTTTACTTTATTTATCTCATGTCACTCATGAAAGAATATCATAATTCTGCATTGAAAATTGATAGTGTTCATAAAGTGGTGTTTTATGCTACAAAACGTGTCTTAAAGGCTGTTGTACAGCAAAAAAACTCAAAAGATTATGAGAAAAAAGATGGCGTCAAGTTTTATCCCGTCCTGTTAGGCGGGAAAGATAATTCTCAAGGTAGGGCTTACTATCGTGCGATAGTGTCATGAAGGACTTTTATTTACATGTGTTGTACTAGCAATTTGATTGCTGTTTCAGCTAGTTCTGCCTGCCCTCCAAGATAATGAGTGTCCAATATATTTTGGACGTCTCTAAGGCTGTGTCCGGTAATCGCGCCTATCTGGCTTGTATTGCAGCCAGCCAGAGCAAGGCGTGTTATTGCTGTGCCGCGAATGTCATGAAACGTAAGGTCGGCTATGCCGGCCTTTTCGCATGCTTTGCCCCATGATGTGCGGAAGCCGTCTTCTGTCCAAGCGTTGCCACGGCTATTTACCAGTATTGTCTCGTCATGTTTCTGTGGCTGTGTGAGCCATTCCTGCAAAGGTTGTCCGACTGGTATGCTTACACGTGCTCCGGTCTTGCTTTGCTTAATGCGCAGCGTTTTACCATCAAATGCAGACCATTTGAGCGCCAGCAAGTCGCCCTGACGCTGACCAGTCCATAAAGCCATCATGAGTGCCATTTGCAGAGGCTTGGAAGCTGCCTTCATAAAGCGAGCAATATCGTCTGGTGTCCAAATGCTTTCGGCACGGTCGGCTTTGTATAGTCGCCCACCGCGTTCGCAGACATTTACGCTGATCATTCCGCGATCCTTAGAAAAGGATAGGATGCGAGCCAATGTTGTCCATGCATAGTCGGCAGTACGTGGGCGGTCGGCCATTGTATCGCGCCACTGCTTGAACTTGCCGCGTGCGCGTGGCGACTGAATATATTCCAGTGTGAGATCCCCGAAAATATCCTCAATCTCTGTGAGGAAGCGTATATAGGCGCGTTTTGTCTTGTCTGATTTGGATGTGAAGTCGGATGAACGAGAATATTCTTTAATCAGGTAGGATAGAGTGCCATTGGGCGCTTTTGCTTGTGCTTTACAAGCTTCCGCATAGGCGGCGTGAAATTCAGGCTCATGAGGTTGAAGTGGTCGCCCTTCGATATCTTTCAGTAATGGACCACCACGCCAAGCATAGAAATAAACGCGTACGGCCCCGTCAGCGAGACGCTTTTTTACTTTGTGAACGCCTTTGAGCAATACGCGCGTCAATTTTGGCCTCCATTTCATCAAATTCTAGTTCGGGTGTTTTGGCGGTGAGTGGAATACCAGCAAGCTTATCCAGGCGATAATCGATTGCCTTAATATCCCATCGGTTTGTGCCAGGTACTGGTTTGGGGAGTGTCCCTTGTTTAACCCAGTGAGCAAAAGCTGATGGGCTTACGCCGCAATAATTAGCAGCTTGTGCCTTGCTGATTAGGCGAGGGGCTTGCGAAGTAATGACCTGGCTCAAGTTTCACCTCCTCTCATCAAGACTGTACGGCCGTAATTAGATTGCCATGTATCGTGTGCGACGCGAACGAATTTGGGAAAACACCACCGGCAGTAGGCTTGATCAGATGCCTGATTGCCATCTGGATCTAATAAGACAGCATCAAGTAAGTTGGCATCTGTCAGTTGTCCGCATCCATCACATTTGGATAATTCGCTCATTTTGTATCCCTTTCCAGAGGATTAGGATCTGCACGAACAATCTCAACGCCGACGACATTATGATAAGTGTAGGGTTCTTTTTTTGTCAGGAAGCTAACGACTTCTGCCGCATCTATTGAGAAGGTTTTATATGTTTGATGCACGGCGCCTTGAGCATGAACTGCATTGGTCGTGTTATTGGACTGAATGATAATTCTTAGTTTCATTTCCCTGCCTCTTCATTCAAAGACGAGGTCACAAACATTGGGCGTGGTGGCAGTGTTTTGGTAAGTGCCGGCTTTGGACGTTTCCGACCTGCCAATGAGGACTTTGGTCGTACAGCACCGCTGGCCTTGTCACGCTGCCGGTCAGACTTGCGAATGGCTTTGATATCACCGGCAGTCTTTTCAACATGGCAGATACGGCAGAGCAGGCGGCCATTGGCCACGGTTGCCTCGCCGCCAAGTGCGCAGGGCAGGATGTGATCGACTTCGCCTTCGCCGGTTTTGAGCCTTGCAGAGCATTTTTCACACTGACCCTTCGCACGGGCGATAATCTTTGCTTTGTCCTTGCGGGAGAACTCCATGCGTTTGCTCATGACTGCACCTCATTGAAGTTGAGGGTCGATAAAGCTGCAGCCAGTTCATTAGCCAGAATATCGGAGATCCGGTCGTTCAGGCGCTTTTGACGGTTGGCCAATACTTCCGGTGCGTTCATCAATTCAGTTGTTGAGCGGATATGAGCCTGCGCCAGCTTTTTGCTCCGTCGAAACTCATAAGGAGCAGTAAGGGGAACGGTCTGCATCATGCTGCTCTCCTTTCATCATTGAAAACCACACTGTTCTCAGCACCCCATGCCGACATGAATTCAATCAGATCGGTCATTTCTTGCTTGCTGAGATCGGATGATGATTGCCCATATGGAATGAAGCCACGGCCATCGAGCGCCGGCAGTAGCCGCATTTCACGGCCACAAGCATGCATGAAAATGACTTTCCATTCGTCAGTTGTGTAATCAGTGCCGCGCTTCCGCATTTCTGCTGCGATATCCGTGAGCATTGCCCACATGCGGTCATTTTGAGGTGTGGTGCGCTTTGGCATTTTGAACTCAATACGCATGCCTCGTGGTGCTTTGCGTAACCAGTTGATGGCCTTTTGAACAGTCAGGTCATTATGGAGTATGAGTGTCCATCTGCTCATGCTGCGGCTCCTGTATCGATTGCGGCAAGGCAGCGCTCTTTGATTTTAAGAGCGACGTCCTGTGCATGATCATCACCTTCAAGAACTGACAGCGGGTCATGTGACGACCAGATATCCTCGAGTGTTTCAATGTCGACAGCCACAGTCAGTGCTTCCTCGAGCTCGGTGAGGAAAGCTGTGCTATCGAATGGAACTGTTGGGGCTTCATGATCGGCCGACATGGTTGGTGGAGGAGCCATAACCACTGCGTGAGTAATGACTTCCGGCGAACGCTCAGCTTCATCCGGATCAATGATCCCTGCAAAGCCGAAAGCGTAACGAGCACATTGAATTGCAGCTTTGTGGCGAAGCATACGCTTTGGCCACTTTTGCCATGGCTCGGTTGGTCGCTTACATTCGTCCATATATTCGGTGACGACTGTCGGACGATTGCGGTCTTTGCGGTAGATGGAGCATTTGACCGCGATCAGATTACGCTTGTCTTCAAACTCATCTTCAAAATCGATACCGTCACACTGCGGATGTGAGTTGATCAGATTGAACCATCCATCCACGCCAACGATTGGCTGAACACCGCCACCCTTCTTTGGGAAGGCGTAAATCTCGCGGGTGATCGGATTGAGCCCGTATTCTTTGGCCACCATCAGAAACGCTGCAAACTCTTCATTGCTTGCGGTGTTCGGCATACAAGTGGCTTTTACAGTATCTGCGAAAGCCTTAGGCTCCATCCCGTACTGAGAGGCCATAGAGGTAATCAGTGATTGTTTGGCTGCAGGAATAGTTGTGACTTGTGTCATGCTGCTTTCTCCGGCCATTTTTCATTGGCGTGCCAGTAGGCATACTCGTGATAGGTGATTGGATATTTGGCGACATACGGCCATGCCTGATCGATCTCGACAGGCTGACCAGCTATCTCTGCTTTGAAAGTGCCGTCGGCCTCTTTCCAGATGGCTGCCGCAATGAACGGGCGCTTGATCGGCGCCAGATCTTTGTTTAGTCCGCGCCGGTCACGGATTTTGAAGTACCCGCACTGTGGCGCGCCTTCGTGAATTGGCATTTTCCGGCCGTCGAGCAGATTGCTCCACCATTGATAATCCGCCTTCACGTCAAAGCTCCGATGTAGATGACCATGACTGTTACGAAGATGATGATAGAGACGAGGGCGCAGAGATCCTGAATAATGCCTTCCATTATGCTGCCTTTCTGCGCTGAGAGAGTTTCGTAACGGATGAAGCTTGGACTGACGCCATGGCGTCCTTGTCGTAATCGCGGACGACCTGAACAACACGCTCGAGTGCGAGTTTGGTGTTGCCTTCGTCCCAATAGGCGTTCCAGACGAGTGTCATGAGTTCCTCGTCCATCACGCAGCCCTCGGGAATTGGACTTCTTCATCTTCAATGAGGCGTGTGAGGAGTTCGTCGTCGCGCTCTGCTTTGTCTGCGATCATGTGAACGAGAAACTGCGATGCGCTTTCGCCTTTGGACAGGTTTTCACTGTCAACATAGACCGCGTTCACTTCAAGAACTGGCTCGCCGTTATCCCAGATCAGGGACACATCGACTTCACATTCAAAATCCTGAAACAGTGTAATGCCGAGAGCTTTATCGCTCAGATCGGTGCAAAACGGGTATCGCATGTTTCTCTCCATCGGTTAGCGGATCGGCGGGTGCTTCTTCGCGCTGTTGATGAACTGAATATACACGCTACTGCGTGCATTGCAATATAATAAACGCAATAGCGTGTATTTTAATTGAACCAAACCCCAACCATGCTAGAATCAGGGCAGCAAAAACCCGCACGAGGCGGGCAGTGTTATTTTAGAGAAAATAAAATTAGGGCTAGGGTATTAACGATGTTACCCTTCTTATGCTCTCTTCGGAATACTCCGCTTAAGGGGGCTGGAGGATACTACATTGTTAAAATCTACTCAGAGGAATGTAATCGATCCAAAAGATATCTCGATTATTAATAATGCGCTTTCCCAGATTTGCGCTGCCACCTTCATTCAGCTGAAAAGCGATGAAGGGCAGGCCTTGGCAAATTCCGCTGTTCGCGAATATATGACTGGCCAGTATGATCAAAAGAAGTTGGTTGATGTCATGCTCAAGCGGATACACATGGCTGATAAGCTAAAACGTAAACGAGAGCGTATACTTGGGCGGTAAGACGCCATAATAAAAGCCTCGGTATTACCCGAGGCTTCGTTTTATGGGGTAGGTTTTGCAGGTTACGCAGCTCAATCTAACCACCTTACAGAGCCCCCTCTGAATGCTAAGATGAGAGAGTGCGTAACCTAATCCAACTCTAATTCAGTCGATTTGAAGAGTCCAGGAATAATCACAAGTTTGTGATCAGCGGTGTTGCTAATTAGAGAGCCTTGGCATTTTGCAAATATCTGCAATATGAGTGCAAATGAAAAAACTAGGTGGCCGGCACTGTGATCTCTCTTGTTTCAGTCATAGAGGTTGCTAAAAACGCTGTATGGAATTTATTTTACTGACCCCGGCGTTTTATCCAGAGATTACGATCATTGTTATAATCGCACTTATAGTCGCAGGAGCTTTGTGCCCATTGCGCACCGGTGGTCGAGTATTGCTGTTTTTATTGGCTGCGGGGCTTATCTACTTGTTGGTAGCAGGTCAGGCTTTGATAGAAGCAGTGGGTGAGATACTAAATTTAGTAGGTCTGTAGTGGTACTTATAGGGTACAAAAAAGCGCCGGTGTGACCGGCGCTTTGTGCATGATGTCTCGGGAGAAGTATAGTTTTTACGAGACGATATGATCTGAGATAAATAATGTACCACACCTTTAGCATTATGATACTGCTGGCAGTAAAAACCCCGCTTGAGGCAGGCGGAGATAAATATCTCTCGACTACTTGCGCCGAGCTGTTTAAACCGATTCCTTGTGTGGAGTTAGCAGTTGGGTGGGGGCGCAATGAAGCTGTATCTTTATCGATTATCATTAAAAACATCTCAGCAACTTAATGTTTTCGAACCTAGGAAAATAAACGGCGAAAGATATAATCGCGAGGAATGGCTGAGATTCATTTTTTCTAAAACTTTTACTTTTCAACATCAGGGAAATAGTTTTTTCTTTGTTCCTGAGCTTCCTATTGCAACGAGTATAGATGAGGAAGTGATTGTTGGCTGGGTTGCTCGTGACCGGTCGATTGTTGAGCGTACAGCTCCATGGGACGGGCTGGCATTGACGGAGAGACAATCGTGGCAAGCCTCACTTTTGATGATTGATCCGCGCCACCACTTAGACGGTCAAAAGGTAGCTTTTGAAGCCAATAACTATATTGGAAAGCCTGATTCAGTTATTGCATCTTTATTTAAGTCTGATTGGGGATTGGAAGCTGACGGGCCATTTTCAATAAATGCTTACCCTATTATTCAAGAGCGATCATTTAGCGTCTTCGCTGAAACTCATCATGGGAAGATTAATCAGATTACCTATGACGTGGCAGTGCCAAATATGTTTGGTAGTCCAGATGATTTTTCTAAAGAGCTTGGTGTTTTGCGGGACGAAGCTAACGTTTCTAGGGTCACAACACGTTTGCATAGTGATGGAGTTATCAATACAGACACATCACAGCTTGATGAAATTGCATCGCATGTTGAGCGTGGTGGTGGTAAAATTACGGCTCGCACTAGGGATGGCCAAAAATACAACTCGGCACAGAATGCTGTCAGTGAGGATGTTGATGTAGATGGTGTGGAACCGAAATCGAAGACATACTGGGAGCGAATTAAAGGCGCTTTAGATAGGATATTCTAATGAATAGATGTACAGGCTATACAATTTTATTTGTCACAATGGTTGCATTAATAATCATTTCTATTGTGGAGCCTAAGTACCTATCTGACAAAAACGAGTTTTTAAAGAATTTTGTGAATCATGAGTTTTTAAACATATTAGGGGTTATACTTGCTATTACGCTTGCTTCTGTTGCAAATATTCATTTGGCATTCAACCGCATAGAAGAGAAGTATAGAAAAAAAGGAGCTTTGGTTAAATCTAGAGGTAATTTGAAAAAGGCTACTTATTGGTTGATAGCGTTATTTATTATTGGTGGTATTGTTGTAATTATTAAGCCTGTGGCAACATCCAGTGATGTTTCTGTAGCCATTTTTAACTCTATATCCTTGGTAATATTGCTCTGGCATGTTTTGATACTTATTGTTTTGACAGAATTGGTCTTTTGTATAGAACCTGAAATTATCGTCAGCGATAACGATATAAGCGAGAGTTAATTAGGCATTAGAGGTCTATATGAAAGACAAGCTATCATTCTAAGGCAAGCTGAATATGTTCTAGATGGCTAAATCGCTGCAGCTTTAAGTGTATTTATAATCGGAAGTCCTGTATTAGATATAGTATCCGATGGAGTGATGCATGAAGAAGCTTTATATCGCTGTAATCGCTACCGGCCTATTTGTGACTGGCGCTGCGTTATTAATAGCACTGGTTGCGCTTTCTGATGCTGCTTATCGCTGTCCGGGTATTCAGTGTAGTGATGCGATGTTCGTTGGGATTGCCGGCGCTGTAATAGCGCTGATCGGTATTGTAATTGCTGTGTTTGGTTTTCGACGCTTTAAAGCAGCCTCAGTTATTTAGTCCGAGATATACGTCGCAGTTGCTTTGATGGCGATTATTGTGTCCTCAAAATCTCCACGCTACCACATCTAGTGCGTCCTTAACTATCCGTTAAAAATCTGTACGTTCGCATCGGATTGTTCTTGATATGTTCTAGTTTTCTGGAATGATAGGCGTTTGTGGGAACGGAGATTCTTACAAATGCAGTGAGCGTATTGTGAGAGGTTATCCGCGGAGTTGGTGAATGATTAAGTTTGCTCGCATTGAAGCCGGGAAGGAAGCTGACAAACTAGAATTGCTACGTGTGGCCACGCTTAATGGTGGCCTGCTGGCGGCAATGAGAAAGGTTGATTTCCAAGCTAAAGAGCTAGCTGAATCTATGGCTTTGGCTCACGGTGGGGAGTGGCAAGCTCGAGTTGATCATCAGAGGATGACTGTGCTGGTTTGGAAGGTTGACGATTGATTACCGTATCGATCACCGAGAACACAACTTCCACGCCGCGCTGATCCAGACCTTCAATCCGGTGCAGGGTTTGGAGGATTTCTTTATCTCCGCGGATCGGAGATTTATCCTGCTCGGCACCCCAAAAAACATATCCAAGACTTAGCCCGAGTTCCTCGGCGAGCTTGAGAACTTTGTCGATGCTGGGCGATTTGTCAGTATTGCGCAATTCGTTGACTGTGTTCACGCCAAGTCCAACCGCCAGACTGATTGCTCTGTCGGATCTCGGGTCTTCGTCTACAGCCCTTAAAAGGCGAGTTTTCCAGTTGTCTTCCATGTTTCATTTTTATCATATGCACGGAAAAGCGTATGCACGTTGTTGCGTGTATTGCATTTGCACGCAAATGCGTGTAAATCAGAATGATGAGCAAGAAACTTCTCCAAGAAATTGAAGCCTTCCTGGCTGAAACAAGAACAGGTTCTTTCCGCTTTGGGATTAAAGCCACAAAGAACGGGCGCCTAGTGGAAAGATTGCGTTCAGGCGGAAGGGTGTGGCCGGAAACGGAAATCGAAATCCGTACTTTTATGCGCATGGAGAGGGAAAAATTATCTCGTTCTAAGAAAAAGGATCACGCAGCATGAGCCACGCGATCTTTATCCTAAGTTTCATATCACCGGTTACTCCTCCCGCCGGTGACAAGGCCGAGGCGGTTTTCGTCCCCCGTTTGATCGTCTCGGCCATCCATTCCCGTTTTACGGCGGTGTATCTGCGCATGTCTGTTTTTATTCAGTATGCGCAGCGCAATCTTTCCCACTGGCTCCATGCACTGGTTGCTCCTGTTTCGTTGGCCCGTCGCAAGGTCAAACGTAGCAAAGGAGCCACCCATGAACGTGGGAATTTCATCCAAGAACGTGGATTTTTCAGCCAAGGAGCCGACGATGACTGATGTCGATATGGCCGCTTCTCTGCTGGACGAAATCATTGGTCAGCGCGGCGTTCGCGAAACGATCAAGTCCATGCTGGAACGGGCGTATTCAGATTTGAGTAAGCGCAACGGTGCGTGGACGCGCCGCAGAGTGAGGGCTGTCTTCAACAAAGAAGCTAGCAGGATTGAAAACAGAGAAATCGAAGAAATGAAGGCAATCCTCGATGGGAGAAGAAAACAAGCCGCATATCGCGCCGAAACCGCCCGTATTGCTGCGATGGCTGTCATTCAGCCGGCGGCACAAGATCGCCGTCAGTTTTAGAACTTGGGCTGCAGGTGCAGCTGAATGGATTTGTCCGGAGTTGAGAGAATGACAGAGGAATTGAAAATACCGCATTTCGTCAAGCCAGCTCTTACCCGTCTCAGTCAGGGGGGGGGGGCGCTCGTTCGGCAATCCTCAACTTCGGAGGAAGCCGCGGTGAAAGGTAATGGATACATCTATTTCACACATCCTGATGGTAAGGCAGTTAGCTTTGCATCTGCGCTTTGGCTTATTGCCAACGCGATGGTTATTCCATCGGGTGATGATCTGTTCGGTGGTACTCAAACGTATCGGGTGCCGCATGTCTGAACGTATATCTCACTCTGATATGGCCTTTGCTATGCAGAAGATGCTGTACAGCAAGGAGCTATGGGTGAAAACGCATGGAGCAGGTAAAGCTCCGCGTCCTTCGCATGAAGTCGAGGAGCAGCGCAGCCTTTGTGATGCTCTACGGCAAGCCGTGTCCGATTACTCTGCTGCGGCTTCCAGAGACAGGAGCGCGGCATGAGTTTTCAGGCAATGGCATCTATAGGCGATAGAATGGAATGTCGTATATGCGGCAAGGAAGTCATCGCTGAGTTTGTTTACCATTTTAGGGGCGCTTGCGGTTCCTGTGTGAGGCGATTGGCTCATGAGTATTCGATGGCGCACTCTGGCGCCCCTGTTTTTGGCTTCTCAACGGATGACGAGATGGCCGAGCACAGTAAGCGGATGACCCCTCATTACAGAAAATCACCAATCCCGTCCAAATTGCGCAAAGAAATTTTGGAGCGAGACGCCTACCGCTGCAAAAAATGCGGCAGCCATCATGATCTCCACGTTGATCACATATTCCCGGAAAGCAGAGGGGGTAAGGCCGTATTAGAAAACCTTCAAACCCTTTGCGCGCCCTGCAATATAGCTAAAGGAGCCAGCATAGAATGAGTAACCTTCAATGGTTCCGTCTTTATCATCGGGTTATCGATGACGAGAAAATCCGTCTTCTGGCCTTTGAAGATCGTTGGCACTTCGTTGCATTGATGTGTCTTAAGGCTGATGGCCTGCTGGATGATGAGGAAAGCAGCCTAAAGCAGCGCAAGATTGCTGTTAAGCTCGGCGTGCAAGCGCGTGAACTGGATGAGATCAAACGTCGTCTTTTTGAGGTTGGCTTAGTTGACGAAAACATGAGCCCGATGGCTTGGGATGAATTGCAGTATCGTAGCGATAGCAGCACAGATCGAGTTAGAAAATATCGAGAGAAAACAAAGCGCAACCGTAATGAAACATCATGTAACGTTACAGTAACGCCCCAAGATACAGATACAGATACAGATACAGATACAGATACAGATACAGATATTACTTCTTCACTACGTTCAGAAGTTAAGGCGCGAGCGCCCGAAAAAGCATCTGCTCAAAGCGAATTGATGAAGGTCTTAGATCAGGATCACGCCAAGGCTGTTATCGATCACCGCAAAGCGCTCAAGAAACCGCTCACACCGCATGCTGCCAAGCTTTTGGCCGCTCAATTTTTCAAATGTCCTGACCCGAACGCCGCAGCTGATGCGATGATTGCGCATGGCTGGCAGGGTTTCGATCCGCAATGGCTACAAAATCGGCAGCAGACGCAACAGCGCGCCAGTCCGGCCAGCCGCAAGCTAACCCACACCGATATCTGGGCTGATGCCCTGCGTGAAGAAGGGATTCTCCCGAATGAACCAGATAGCCACAGCACAGACATACTCGATGAAGGTTACGGAAACCGACATCAAGAAAGCAATGTACATCCTCTCCGTATTGCCAGCGCGGGGCGCTACTGATCCGAACCTGACCCGTGGTGTTTATCTCAAGGCGCTGGAGGGCGTGACCCGTCACAGTCTGGAAGTTGCGACCGATAACATCATCAAAGGCCACTCCAATCTCGAGCATGGTTTCATGCCATCACCGCCAGAGCTTCGCCGTGAGTGCGAGCGTGTGATGAAGCCCATCAATGACAGTGCGCGATATGTGCGTGAGGTTGATCAGGCAAGGGCAGAAGCCAAAGGTCGTAAGTACAGCAGTCCGGTCGATGCGACCAGAAACCGAGATATTCTCGCGGTGAATATCGATCACGGCACATGGACAACCACAGGCAAGAGAACATTCCCAGATGGTTCACTGTGGGAAGCTAAAACAGGCACGGTTTATGGACCGGCCAATAATGCATTTAATCAGGTAGGAGCAGCAAGATGAGCGACAACATTACAGGTGACAGCGCACAGGCGATAGCAGTCGGACAGTTGCGTGCTTTCATCGAGCGTATTGAACGCCTTGAAGAAGAAAAAGGCACTATCAGTGAGGACATCAAGGAAGTGTTTGCGGAGCTAAAAGGCTCAGGCTTTGACACCAAAGCTGTACGCGCAATCATCCGGGCACGTAAGAAAGAGGCGCATGAGCGTCAGGAAGAAGAAGCGATGATCCAGCTCTATATGGACGCTTTGGGGATGGCTTAGGGGATATAGAATGACAGCATACAGCAAAGCAGAGAAGCTGAGAGCAAAACGTGGCAGGCCATCACTGCCGGCAGTAGCTCGGGAAGCCAATGGGCGCAAATCACGCCGGAAAACAACTGTAGCCCTAAGGCTTGTCGAAACTGAAAAAGAGGTGAAATCTGTGGCTGTTGCAAATCGTATGAAGATGGGATTGTCCGCGAAAGTAGCCAGCACTCAGGAAGCAGGATCTGTGCTGGGGCGGCTGCATCTGCTTAATCCGGATGAAATCACCAGAGCACAGTTCGAGGCAGGTATGCGTATGGCCGAGGACTATGCGCGCTACTATGCTTTGACAGGTATTCCGTTCCCGAGTGTTAAAGCAATGGATATCGCTCGTGTACGTGGATTAGGCAACATAGACAGGCCTGATGCTGCACGAATTGCAACAAATCGCATTATGAAGATTGAGACGGTCTTAGGTCTGGTGGATCTCGCTGGAAAACCAGTGACATCAGTTACTAAAAAGGTCTGTGTGCAGGACGAGGGCGAAGGAATGCAGATGCCTCATATGATAGGTTATCTCAAGCGTGGTCTGCTTGCCTTGGTTGAGCATTATGAAATATGTCCATGAACATAGAGTGACTCATTCATGAACTTGACGGGAACATGAATAAATGTCATCGTTTGTATCATCGGGGCTATCCGATTTGAAGGCAGCTTAATGGCTGCCTTTTTTGTTTGGTTCCGTGTTATTTCTATCAGCCTTAATGGGGTGTTCAATTTTGCATTCAGTAAGATTTTTGATGGAGCAATTTTTCGAAAAAATGATAACGGCGCCAACTATTAGGAAAATTATTTTAATGATAAAAATAATACTTGAAACAAAAAATATTAACCTAGGAAGTGATGAAAATAATTTACGCATTTTTCTATCTTAAATTACTTCTTCAACCCTGTCAGCAATGGCGATGTTTTATTTAAACGCCAAGATGATTATGGCAAATGTCATGATGAATACTAAAAAAACTAACCCTGAGAATGCCAGTTTCCCAATTTGAGTTGGTTTTTTCATTGGAACCATTTGCAGCTTATTATCAGGGTCTGCATGTTTAACGGTTCTGAATTTAACGATATTGTTTCTCATGGACTTAATCTGCTCATAGAGCAATTAATTACGGGTAAAAATATCTTCTCCGTTCCTCACGGTTCGGCAGGGTGCTCATTTCTATCTCCTCAGGAGAGGGGATTGATGTGAGAAACTAGTTAAGGTTATTGCCAACCAAGATATGCATTACTTGATCGGTAACGCTGCCATCAATAAAGACATAATGTTGCACTTTATTGGTCGCATCAGATAATTTGCACCATGGCATATTACCCAATGTAAAATCAGCAGGCTTTAAATGGCCAAGTCTTTGTATGGCATCCCAGTGATCGGCTGCTTCTATTTTGCCTGAGTGTAATGGTTCCATACTGGATGAGTATATTTGATAGCTAAATTTTATCATCAGTCCTCCATAAAATTGATGATCTCAGAAATCCTCAACAAAGCAATAGGCATTCGCTAACCGGCGAAAGGATAACCCATGACGCCGGATCGCGTTAAACAGATAGCGGATAAGGCTGAAGCACGCGCAGGGCAGGAACCAAAGCGTGGCAGGCCAACAGATTACAGCCAAGACATAGCTGATTTGATCTGTGAGCGACTGGCAGATGGGGAGAGTTTACGTAGCATTTGTGAAGATGAAGCCGCTCCTGCACGGTCTACGGTTTTCCGGTGGCTTTCATTGCATCCTGAGTTTCAAGACCAATACGCACACGCACGCGAGGCACAAGCAGACGCGATTTTCGATGATATCCTTGAAATTGCAGATGATGGCCGCAACGACTGGATGGAAAAGAAAGACAGCGAAGGCGAAAATATCGGCTGGCGCGAGAATGGTGAAGCATTACGCCGGTCGGCGTTGCGTGTTGATGCCCGCAAATGGATGGCTGGTAAACTGCGCCCCAAGAAGTACGGCGACAAAGTTGTTAACGAACATAGCGGGCCTGATGGTGGTCCAATCCCTATAAGACGCTTTGAGGTTGAATTTGTCGAACAATCTAAACCATCGGATCCGGATACCTGAGGTATTCAAGCCGCTATTCCGTTCTGGCGCTCGATACTATGGCGCATGGGGCGGGCGCGGTTCTGGTAAGTCGCATGCGTTTGCAACCCGCCTTGTACTTGAGTGTGTGAACCAGCAAATCCGCGCTGTGTGTCTTCGTGAGGTGCAGAATTCTATCAAGGATTCCGTCAAGCAACTGATCGAGGATAAGATTGCTGAATATGGTCTGCTTGGCGACTTCGACATTACAGATCAGGAAATACGCGGGCCGAATGATAGTCTGATTATCTTCCGTGGCCTCAAGAGCCACAATGCTGCATCTATTAAATCACTGGAAGGCTTCAACCGTGCTTGGGTAGAGGAAGCGCAAACTGTCTCGCAGAAATCGCTTGATCTGCTTATTCCAACGCTACGTGCTGCCGGTTCTGAATTGTGGTTCTCATGGAACCCTGATCAGCCGACAGACCCGATTGATAAGCTGTTGCGGAATTCGGCAAATGACAATGCTGTCGTTGTTCGTGCAAATTACTCAGATAATCCGTTTTTCCCGCCCGCTCTCCGTGAGGATATGGAACGTGATAAACGGGCAGACCCCGCAAAATATGCTCATGTCTGGCTCGGTGAGTATCAGACACTTGCGGATATGCAGTTCATTTCATGGGATGATGTGAATGCTGCACAACGGCGGCAGTTTCGACGCGGCGCAAAGCCGGTGCTGTTTGGTATCGACGTTGCGCGATTTGGTGACGACCGGTCAGTGTTGGCAATCCGCGAGGGTGATGTTCTCACAGACCTGATGAAATGGGAGCGACTGGATACACAGCAGCTATCCGGATACATCGTGGAAGTTGCCCGAAGCCGTAACCCGCAGGCCATATTCGTTGACGGTGTAGGTGTTGGCGGCGGTGTTGTTGACCGTTTGCGTGTCCTTGGCCTCAATGTGATTGAGGTGAATGGCGGGGCTAAAGCAGGGCAGGATAATCGCTATTTCAATAAACGCGCTGAAATGTGGGGGCGCATGCGGGAATGGCTGCGCGAACGTGGCGTTCTCCATAGCTCTGACATCGATCTAGCTGCAGAATTGACCGGACCGCAATACAAGTTTGATCCTTCCAATCGTATTATGTTGGAGAAGAAGGACGATATGAAAAAGCGCGGGTTGCGCTCTCCTGATCTGGCTGACGCTCTGTCTTTAACGTTTGCAGAACCTGTGGCTGCTCCACATCAAAGTATGGGGCATTTTGTACCGCAGTTCGTAGCTCCTGACGAAAACATACTGGATAACTGGTGACTGTAGAAATCAGAGACGGAACGCTGCGTGATATTTGTTACGTGGCGGCGAACCTGCGCGACCAAGATAGGCGAGAGGTATTTGCCACAGCTCGCCTGCAAAACGGATCACAGGCAGGTGCTATATCATTTCTCACATCGCAGGGCTTTTGCTGGACTGCTTGGATAGATGGGCAGCCGGTGGCCGCATTTGGCATATCACATGGCAATCCGGAGTTTCAGCCGCACATCAGATATGCGTGGGCATATGGAACGTCTCGGTTCAAACGCGCAGCACCGGCAATCACACGGTTCTGCATTAATGAATGGCCGAAGCGGTTAATCGCAGAAGGCGTGACGCGGGTCGAGATCAGATCAATAGCTGATCATGATCTTGCGCATAAATGGCTGAAATCAATCAGAGCGAAACATGAAGCCGACATGCCAAACTATGGCGTGAACGGTGAGACATTCCAGCTATGGAGCTGGAGAAACGAGGATTGGGACGATGTGTTTTAAAGCTCCAGAAGTTAAAACGCCAGAAGCCCCGCCGGTTCCGTCGGCAGATGCAGAGGCAGCAAAGAGCCGTCGTACTGACGAAATGCAGGCTGGAAAACAGGCGCAAGGGCGTGCATCGACAATCATTACTACGCCGCTTGGTGCGCAGGATTATGGTAACGAACAAAACCGCCGCCGCACTACAATCAGTGGGTTCTAAGCATGGGTATTGCCGACGACATTCTACAGATGCAGTCGCAGATGGCGGCAGAGCGTACGCCATGGGAAGCATCTTGGCGTGATGTTGTCGCTCTATGCATGCCTTATGCATCACACAAATACGAGATTGGTGGCGGGGTAGCGGCCTCTTTGACTGGTACAGCACAGCAGCCGCAGGCCGTACAGCGCAGTAAAGAACTGTTCGATGCTACTGCCGCATGGTCGCTTGAGCGTCTTAATGCAGGTATGGAAAGCCTGATCACGCCACGAGCGCAGAAATGGCATTCATTCTCGCTTGATGATCCGTTTGCGCCTGAGCCAACTGACGTTGAAGAAGAATGGCTCGATCAGTTGCGGGACTATCATTTCGATGCTCGCTACAATGCGAAATCAAACTTCGCGCTTGCCAATCAGAAGGCTATCCGTGGTGCTTGTGGGCTTGGTACCGGCATCCTCTATCTTGAGGAGAATATCGGTCGCCGCGGTGTTGATCCTGTGAAAGTGCCATTCTTCTACCGGTCTGTTCCGGTTGTTGAGGCTTATCTTGGCATTGATGCCTATGACGATATAGACAAGTGCATCCGTGTCTATGAAATGACGGCAAGGACTGCAGCTAACTACTTCGGTGAAGAAGGCGACACGTTGCCTGATTTGGTCAAACGGGCTCTTGAGAAGAAACCTGACCAGAAATTCACCTTCCTGCATGCAGTTTTGCCTCGTGATGAAGCTGGAGAATACAAGGACAAGCGGCGGCATTTACCGTTCGCCTCTTTCTGGATGGAAGTATCAAGCCGCTCACTGATCAGGTCGAGCGGTTTTTTTACGTTCCCATATCAGGTGATGTGGTGGGATCAGACAGACGGTTCGCCATATGGTCAGTCGCCGGTCATGGCTTGCCTGTCTGAAATCAAGATGCTGCAAATCATGGGCAAAACAGTTGCCCAAGTCTCTCAGCAGATGATTAAGCCGCCAATGGCGACTATGCAGGGGATTTACAATAACCGGCTTAATCTGAACTCCGGCGCGGTAAACGCTGGATTGCTTGATCAGAATGGCCGGCTGATGGCACAGCCGATCTTGCAGGCTCAGAACCCGACTTTTGCAGAACGATTGATTGAAGCCAAGCGGTCGAGTGTCCGAGAGGGCATGTATGTCAACTTGTTTCAAACGATGGTTGAAAGCCCTCAGATGACGGCAACCGAAGCACTGCTTCGTGCAAATGAGAAGGGCGAATTGCTTGGGCCAGCCGGTGCGAAGGTGGAGACAGCAATTGCAGGCGCTATTGATCGCGAGGTTGATATTATTCAGCGCAAGGGCGCATTCGAAACCGGATCACCACTTGAACCACCATCAACCATGGGTGGCAAGAATGTCGGTGTGAAGTTCACCGGCCCACTCGCTCGTATGCGTCGCATGGCAGAAATGCAAGGTATCGAGCGGGTTCTGCATATGGCGGCAGCCGTAGGCCAGTATGACCAAGACACACTGATGCGGATTGATGGTGACGAAACTCTTGAACTCACCCGCGAGATTAATGGCGCACCGCGCAAGATGTTCCGCAGGGATGAAGAGGTCGCCCAGATCAGGCAGCAACGTGCACAGCAGCAGGAGAGCCAAGCAGCCCTTGCAATGATGCAGGGCGCAGCATCGGCAGCCAAAGATGCCACACCGGCAATGCAGGCAATGGCACAAGCTAACGGGATGATGCCTGCATGACATGGCGAACTGTAGCGAAAACAAGAAATGTATTGCCGCATGCCACCGAAAATCAGCTGAAAGATGCTTATCGAGAGGTGTTCGGTAAAACGTCAGCGGCGGTTGAAATCGTGCTGGCTGATCTTGCCCTTCACACAGGGTTCTATCTGGTCGAGCCGCCAAGCTCTGATCTTTCGCTTTTTCAAGCCGGTTACAGTGCCGGACAGAGAGCCGCCTTCGGGCGGCTTTTTCATTATCTCACCCTCAGTGACCAGCAACTGGCCGCACTTGAAGACGCAGCCCGTCAAGAAGCTGAGAACCTCAACCAAGGATTATAA